GCGCCAGATCACTCGCATGTCCACACCAGATATAGGCAGGCGTTTCGGCGGACGGGATCATTCCACGGTCATTCACGCAATACGAGCCGTCGAGAAGCGCGCTGCCGCTGATCCATTCCTTGAGATTGAAATCGAGGCGCTGCGCGAAAGACTGAGCAGTCAATGAGCGTCCGCGCCATGTCAGCCGTGTGGGATCTGGACCTCCCCGACAGCGACAAGATTGTACTGCTCGCGCTGGCTGACTGCGCCAATGACGAGGGCCATTGCTGGCCGTCCGTAGCCTCTCTCGTTCGCAAATGCAGCAAGAGCGAGCGCACCATCCAGGGCTGCATTAAGCGCCTTGTTGATGAAGGGTTGCTGATCCGTCGCGAAGTTCTGGGAAAGGGTTGCAACTACACGGTTTTACCCAAACGTACCGCAGCGCCTGCGCCCCGCAATGACGGCGCCCCCGCAAAGACTGCACCGGCGCAGGGAACGACGCCTACCCCCGCAGCGGCTGCGGACAAACCATCAAGAACCATCACTTCAGAAGCTAAAGCTCCTGAATTGCGCGTGATCGATGTTTGGAATGAATTGCCGAAAGTTCACAAGGTCCGTGTTCTCGACAATTCGCGGAAGCAAATGCTGCGGCTTCGGATCAAGGCGCACGGCCTGGAAACCATGCTGGAGGCGGTGAGGCTTGTGGGTCGGTCGCCATTCCTTCGCGGCGAGGTCGGAGATGGCCGGATGGCCGACATCAACATCATTCTCCAGCCCAAGACATTGGCCCGCGTCCTCGAAGGATTTTATGGCATGGATCAGGTGAAGGCAGAGCTCGGCCCAGCTGAGCGCATGTCGCAGCTTCGGCGGGTGATTCCGATCTACGAACGCGACGGACATTCCGAATGGGCCGCCCAGGCGCGCCGGATGCTCGAAAAGTTAGAGGCCGAAAACCCCGATGCTGTCCGCGCCTCTGCCATGATCGCAAACATCGCGAGGGTGGCATGATCGCCGCGCAAAAAATTTCGGAAACCCGAATACCCCGATGCTCTTTGGTGATGTTTGAGCGAAGTGGTCACAGGACAACAAGCCCCACCGTGTATTGGTGGAAGCTTGTCCGGACCGCTTCAGTCGATGCCCTTTGGAGCCAGCCATCGCTTCGCAGTCGCCTGGGGATGGGACTATCCCAAGCTTGGCCGTTGCTTTCGAGGCTGGTTCCCGCCCCGCTCATCCCCGCTCGGCCTTTCGGACTCGGGTGGTGCTTCGATGAGGCCCCGCTGGTAACACCAAGCCGCTTTCGCAGCATCTCACGCCAACGGTATCAAGCCCAACCGCGAGACGGTCGCCGCGTAGCACATTTCAGACGCGCAATCAACCTGCGCATCTCACCCACCGGAGGAAGGTAATGGCGGATACTCCTGATCTGCGGCTTCATCGCATAATCGACGTGGTCGAGGAGATCGCCATTGAGGGCGCCATGGCGGTTCGGGACAGCTCGTGGATGCCACAGGAAATTGCCGCCCAACTCGCTGAAAGGGTTGCGTGCGCCGGCATTCCGCAGGCCGCAGAAAGATCTGCCGAATGGCTCGATGGATGGGTAGCTGCTTGCGAGACATGTGCTGCGGAAATCAGGGCACATCAGACAATTAAGCCGCTTGGAGAGGGGTAATGGCGTCGAGGGGGATCAAGGAGGGAGGGGAGAATGGCTAAGCGCAGAGGACGACCGAAAAAGCCTGGACCACGCAAGCTCGACGGAACGCTGGAGCGCGGCAAGTTCACACCGCCCCCCGATCACATTCTGGAACGCAGGAAGCTGTTCTCGTTCGTCAGCCCAACCAAAGGACCGGACGGACGCAGCGGCGAGATCGACCAGGACGTATGCGACGGGATCGGGCAATTCCACGCCCTTGGTCTGCTCGACGGTTATCCGATCGACGCGCTGGAGCTGCGCAACATCGGCCGCGAATGGCGTGACTGGTTCGTCAGCCTCCTTCGCCGGCAGGGCTTCAAGGGCGGGGGCTACGAGCGCATGGACAAGGCACGGGAGCGGGAGCCGAGGCACAGCGAGCGCATGGACCGCATGGACGACGCGCTGTGCGGATACGAACGTTCGGCACTGATGAGCCTGCTGATCGATCCGGTTGTCGGCAGCTGGCCACTTGGAGAGGCGGAATCGCCTTGGGTTCGGTCAATCGTCGCCAAGGGACTGCTCGAACGAAAGAGGGTGGTGAGATTTGCTCGGTTTCCAGATGCCAACGACGAAGCGCTGCTGGCGGCGGCAATTCGAGGGCTGTTCTGCCTGCACGATGCGAGCTTGCCGGGGCGATATGAGAGGAGGGCAGCGTGACCTACTACCGCATTGGCTTGTTCGACATCGCGATGATTATAATGACCAATGGCCTTTGGCTCCTTTGGGTGCTGTGGCGAGACGAGAAAATCGAACTTCCGGAGGAACCCGAATAGTGTCCGCGCGTTGTTCCCGCGAACTCTACGGCGCGGGGCAAAATAACTGTTGCGGCGTTTGACGAATTTTGGTATGGGCCTGCAATGCTCAGAATTGTGTCCACCGCACGAACAACGGGCCGCTAACAACGGCGGTTTCGTTCAAAGGTAGGACACTCCTTTCGTAAGGGTGTGATGCGGGTTCGAGTCCTGCAACCGCCTCCACGCCGGAGGAAGCATAGAGGCGATGCACCGGCTCTGTAAGCCGGAGAGAGCGGTTCGATTCCGCCCAAAGGCACCAATTACCAATCCGCGCCCGATCCCCTTGGCGCGGTTTCCCCGGCCAGCCCCCAAAGCAACTTCCAGAAACTAAAGCTGTAGAGACAGCCGAGGCGAGGCTGCGCCGGGGAATAAAGCCCAGGGAGGCGCACATGTGGTGGCGTCCTCCGGCCAAATACCGTCCCTGGTGGGATACCGACTTCAGCCGCAAATGGATGGTGACGGGAATGTTCGCGCTGTTCTGGGCGCTGCATTTCACGCCGTTCCCGCATCCGCAAGCCGCGAACGATTCAGACTTTCTGAGATGGTGAGGTAACGAATGGCAACGCGCATCCTCGAATATGGCGGAACCGGAAGGCTCGGCTCGGCCTACTCCGTGGTTCCCGATGATGAGTTTGTCACAGTGCAGACTCCAATCACGGCCACATCCACGAGCGCACAGTCCGCAGCCGTCAACGCCGCAACGGCGATGGTTCTCGTTCAAAGCGACGAGGCTGTTTACGTGGCGACCGGCACGAACCCGACAGCGACTACCTCGAACTACCGCATTCAGGCCGGCGGCGAGCAATATTTCAGCGTCGTTCCCAATGCGGGCTGGAAAGTCGCAGTCCGCACCTAACCCGATGACAATCCTGTCACCGCCCACGCCACAGGCGAGCGGAAACGCGAGGGATTATTCAAGCCAATGGCCGAGAGAATGCGCAAGACACATCAGGATGATGTGCGCGCCAAGATACAAACCAGTCAGCTGATAAATCGCCTTACAGATCATGCGCTTGGCGCGATTGATTTGAGCCCGACGCAGGTGAGGGCGATTGAGATACTGATTAAGAAGACGCTGCCTGATCTTCAGGCGATCGCACATAGCGCAGACGACGAGACAGCCGTTGCCATTGCGGCCGCCGTGTTCAAGGGTCTGAATGACAAGGGTCGTTGAACTGGTCTCCCCCTATGAGGTGAGGCCGCAGTTCATTCCTTTGCACACAAGAGAGACGCGATGGTTCATCGGCGTGTGCCATCGGCGAGCCGGAAAGACGGTCAGCAACGTCAACGAGCTGGTGATGGGCGCACTCAAATGCGACCGGCCCAATCCGCGCTTTGCTTATGTTGCGCCGCAGCTGAACCAAGCCAAGGACATCGCCTGGGTCTATTTGAAAGAGTACACCTCGTTCCTCTCACCCAAGATCAATGAGAGCGAGCTGTGGGTTGAGATTCCAGGCGGCAAACGGATCAGGATTTACGGCGCGGACAATCCGGATCGATTGCGCGGCATCTACCTCGACGGAGTTGTGCTTGACGAGTTCGGGGACATGGACCCGACCATCTGGTCGCAGGTCATTCGCCCCGCACTATCGGACCGCAAGGGATGGGCCTGCTTCATCGGCACACCCAAGGGCAAGAACACGTTCCACAGGCTCTGGACCGACGCCGAGGGCGATCCCGACTGGACGCGGCTGATGCTCAAGGCGTCAGCCACTGGCTTGCTCGACGACAAGGAGCTTGCCGACGCCGCCCGGATGATGAGTGAGGACGAATACGCTCAGGAATATGAGTGCTCGTTCGAGGCCGCGGTTAAGGGCGCCTACTACGGCAAGGAGATGAACGATGCTGAGGGCGCGGACCCGTGTCGCATCAGCTCCGTTCCCTATGACCCGAGGCTGCCTGTCCACACCGCTTGGGATCTTGGAGTCGCGGATTCTACCGTCATCTGGTTTGCTCAGAACAACGGCCGCGAAACACGCATCATTGACGTTCTCAAGGGCGAGGGGGTCGGGCTCGACTGGTACGCCAAGCAACTCCAGTCTCGCGACTATCTGTGGGGCACTCATTACCTGCCGCACGACGTTGAGGTGCGAGAGCTAGGCACCGGCAAGAGCCGCAAGGAGGTTCTTGAGGGGCTGGGGATCAGAGTAACCGTCTGCCCCAACATCCCGATTGCCGATGGCATTCAGGCGGTGCGGATGCTGCTGCCCACATGCTGGTTCGACAAGGAAAAATGCAAGGCCGGTATCGAGGCTCTGCGCATGTACCGCCGCGAATATGACGAGAAGCGGCAAGAGTTCAAGCAACACCCGCTGCACGACTGGACGTCACACTACGCGGACGCCTTCCGGTATTTCGCCGTGGGGCACCGTGAGCGGCCCGGGGTGAAGAAGCTGGGCATGAGCACCATGGCGAGGAGGGTGGTTTGATCGACGTATCGCCTGACCTTCTCGCCTTCCTCCAGCAGGAGGAAACGCGCGGCCGCAACGAAAGCCTGGAGCTAAGGGCGGAAACCGCACTGAAGAGTTACAACGGCGATTATTACGGCGACGAGGTTGACGGCTGCTCCAAGGTCGTCGCCCGCGATGTGGCCGAAGTCGTCGATTACATGAACGTGTCGGTCTTGCGGACGTTCGTCTCCGGGGACCGGGTGGTCGAGTTCGAGCCGGACAGTTCGGAGATGGAGCAGTTCGCCGACGATGCGACCGAAGTCATGCACCGCGACTTCGCCCGCAAAGGCTATGCGCTGCTGCACGATTGGCTGAAAGAAGGAAACATCAACACCCTCGGCATCGTGAAGGGCTGTGCCGAGCGGCGGAGAAAGCGCGCCGAGATCATCTCGCATGACCCCGAGGCGGACGGGGCGATTGAGGCGGATTCGCTCGGCATTCACCCTGAAAGCGGCATGGAGCTGTTCAAGGCGATCGTTCTCCAGGAAGCGCCGACCGAGTTTTGCGATTATCTCGTGCCGTTGGAGGAGTTCCGCATTGCCCCCGAGGCGCGGGATCCCGACGATGCGGTGTATATCGCTCATGCCTGCCCCAAGACCATTTCCGAGCTCGTTGAGATGGGCTTTGACGCAAGCGATGTGGAGACGGTTCAGGGCGATCTGGTCCCGGACATTCTGAGCCAGGCCCGCGACGGCGGCCTTAATCAGCTGCCGATCCATCGAGACGGCGCCAACCGCCGCGTTCTGCTGCTCGAGGAATATGTCCTCTATGACGCGAACAGGGACGGCATTGCCGAAAGGCTGTGCGTCCACCGCGTCGGCAACACGGTCCTGAGGATCGAGGAGTGCGATTATCAACCGTTCGTGATTTATTGCCCGTTCCCGATGCCGGGACGGATCGCTGGTCACTCATTGGCGGACAAGGTGACGGACATTCAGCGCATCCGCACAGCGCTGATGCGGCTGAACCTCGACGGCCTCTATCGCAACCTCGCGCCGCGAACTTACGTTCCGGACGATTGCGTCAACGAAAACACCTACGATGATCTCCTGACCGTCATTCCGGGCGGGCTGGTGCGCTACCGGGGCGCGCAGGCGCCGACGCCAGAGCCGAAGAACGATGTATCGGCCATTGCGCTGCAAGCGAGTGAAGCCCTGATTGCCGAGCGCGAGAGCCGCACTGGCATTACGCGGCTCAACCAGGGCCTCGACGCCGACGCATTGAACAAGACCGCGACTGGAACCGCGCTGATGCAGGCGCAGGGCCAGCAGATGGAAGAATATCTCGCCCGCAACTTCGCCGAGGCCCTGGCCCGGCTGATGCGGCTGAAGCTGAAACTCCGCGCCCGCTATGGTTCGCCAATGCGCCTCCGGGTTGATGGAGAATATCGCGAGATCGATCCGACGCAATGGCCCGAGGACATGGAGGTCATGATCCGGGTGGGTCTTGGATCGGGGCGCAAGGAACAGCGGCTGATGAACCGCATGAACCTGCTCCAAATCCAACGCGAGTGCATGCTTGGCGGTCTGCCGATCGTCACGCCGGAGCATTTGTATAAATCGATTGCGGGCGTCGTGAAGGACAGCAATCTCGGCTCGCCGGCTGATTTTGTGGCCGATCCTTCGACCCTGCCCCCGCAAGAGCCGCAGCCCGATCCGGAGATGGCGAAGGTGCAGGGTGAAATGCAGCTCAAGGCCGCTGATCTTCAGGGTAAGCAGCAGGAGAGCGCGGCGAAGCTTCAGATTGCCCAGCAGGAATCGCAGCAGAACATCCAGCTTCAGACGCAGAAGGCGCAGTTTGAACAGGCGCAGGCCATCGCGCAGATGGAGTTCGAGCGGCAGTTGAAGTTGCAGCAGTTCGAGCACGAAAAGGAACTGGCTTATTACAAGGCCAACCAGGACGCCGAGGTGAAGAAATATCGCGAGGGCGGGAGCTTGGCTCAGTAATGGAGCGCGACCACACCGCCGAAGCCGCTGCTCGGGGCCAGCGGGCGCAGCTCTGCGATGAGTTCATCCGCCCGATCCTCGAAGAGACGCAGCAGGGCTATCTCGCGCGCATTGCGGAGATCGCATCAACAGAACTGAACCCGAAGACACGCAGCGAGAAGATCACGGCGCTATCGATTGCGCTGAAGGTGCTGAAGAACCTGACCAACGGCCTTGATGCCGCGATTGAGGCGGGCCGGGTTGCCGAAAAGTCGCTGATTAAGTCGGACGAGATTGAGCGCATGGGCACCGAGAGGCGCCGACTGCTTGATATTGTTCCGCTGAGATAACCCAATCCCGCCACGGAGGCGGAGATCACCGCGTCGAGATGACGCACATTCCCACTGAAGGAACGACACGCGATGGCCCAGCCTGCACAGGCAGCCGGAGAGGTCGGCAATCCCGCTGACACGAACCCGGCAACACCTTTCGAGGAAATTGCCGCCGAAATGCTCGGCGAGGATCAGGAGGAGGAAGAGGCAGAAGCCGCCGAAGGGGACGCCCCCGAGGCCGAGCCCGAAGCGAGCGAAGAAGCCGACGACGAGCTGGAAATCGAAGAGGAAGAGGAGCTTCCTCCCATCGATCCGCCAAACTCGTTGACTGCCGAGGAAAAGGAGAAGTTCAAGAGCCTACCCCGTGAAGCGCAGGAGTTCACAGCGCGCCGCATCGGGGAGCTTGAGAAGGGCTTCCAATCCAAGGCCCAGGAAGCGGCCCAGGTCAAACAGGCCGCGCAACTCGAAGCGCTGAAGGCGGTCGAGCAGCTCAAGGCCCAGACGGCCGAACAGCTGCAGGCCTACGCCAAGCAATTCGAGGTTCAGCCTCCATCGGCTGCGTTGTTCACGCAGAACCCGGAGGCCTATGCCCAGCAGCTCGAAGCCTATCAGTATTACACCGCCCAGCGCGAGAAAGCGCAGCGGGACGCTGAGACGGCCCGAGGAGAGCAGGCCCAACTACAGGCGGCACGCGAAGCGCACGAAGCCGAAGTCTTCCGCCAGCGCCTCACTGCCGAACTGCCGGAAATCTTTGACCCCGACAGCGGACAGGAGCTGGCAAAACAGCTCAATGCCACCGCTGAGCTTCTGGGCTTCGATCCCAATGAAATCAGCGACGTCAACGCAATCAAGGCCCTCAAGGTCACTTCCGAATGGAAGACCAAGGCCGACAAGTACGACGCGCTGATGAAGAAGCGGATGGAGAAGGTCCGCTCCGGCAAAGGTCCGCCACCGATCGCCAGACCCGGCACCGCAAGGGAGCCGGAGCAGACGCGAAAGGCAAGGGCGGATCAGGCGTGGCAGTCCGCTCAGTCCGCAAAAACGCGCAACGCGAAGGACGAAGCACTCGCCACATGGATGGAGAACACGGGCTGGCTCTAGCCCGCAACAGCAACCCCGAATGCCACGTCGCGATGACGTTGCGTTCCCAGCGCCCCTTCGGGGGCCAGAAGGACTAATCAATGACCGTTCCAACGAATACGATCCAGAACGTCAGCCGCGTTGGCGTTCGCGAAGATCTCTCCGACAAAATCGCGCAGCTGTTCCCGGACGATACGCCGTTCATCAATGCAATCGGCCGGTCCTCGGCGAACAACACCTATGTCGAATGGCAAACCGACAGCCTTGCCGCTGCGAACGCTGCCAACGCCTCGATCCAGGGCGACGATCTGTCGAACGCCTCGCGCGCCAACACCGTGCGCGTCGGCAACCATACGCAGATCTTCACCAAGGTTGTTGGGGCCTCGACCACCGTTGAGTGGACCAACAAGGCGGGCCGCAAGTCGGAACTTGCTCGCGAATTGATGAAGGCGGGGCGCGAGCTCCAGACCGACATCGAGAAGCGCGCAGTCGGCAACTACGCGTCCGTCGCGGCTGCGTCTGGCACTGCCGGCCTGTTCGGCGGCATGCTGGCATGGTGCACGTCGAACACGTCGAAGGCGGGTTCGGATGGCGGCTTTTCTTCCAGCATCGTCGCCGCAGCCACCAACGGCACTCAGCGCCCCTACACGGAATCGCTGCTCAAGACCGTGCTGCAGTCGATCTGGGTCAATGGCGGCAATCCGAAGATGGTCATTACCAACGGCACGCAGAAGCAGGCCGAAGCCGCGTTCGTCGGTCTTGCCGATGCTCGCCGCGATTCCGGCAACGACAAGCTGACGATCGTTGCGGGCGCCGACGTGTACGTGTCGGACTTCGGCAAGATCTCGTTCGTGCCCGACCGCTTCGCGTCGGCGCGTGACGCGCTCATTGTCGATCCGGAGTATGCGGATCTCGCGGTTGGTGAGGAGATCACGCCGTTCGATCTCGCGACCACCGGCCTTGCCAAGCGCAAGGCGCTGCGCACCGAACTGACGCTGCGCTGCCTCAACGAGGCGGCCCACGGCGCCATTCGCGACCTCTCGTAAGCAACAGGGGAAGGGGCTGGGTAACTCTGGCCCCTTTTCTCTTGAAAGGAATAGATCATGGCAGTTCGCATTCGGCCAGGCGCGGCCACTTACGCGGTTACCCAGGGCACCAGCAAATCGACTGGCGTCACGCTCAACGCCTACAGCGGCACGATCACGATGCACAACGCCGCCTTGGCGGCGACAACGTCGGTTGGCTTCACGCTCACCAACGCGGTGATTGCGGTCGGGGACATGGTGCTCGTCCACCTCGGCTCAGGCGCCACGGCGGCATCCTATTTCGTGCAGTGCGATTCCGTCTCGGCGGGCTCGTGCACGATCCACCTCCGCAACATCTCGGCTGGTTCACTCGGCGAGGCGGTGGTTCTGAACTTCGCCGTCATCAAGGCCAACGGCAACTAAGGGGCTGGGGAGCGATGGCATTTTCCGACTGGCAGTTGATCGACAATGGTTCGTTCAACGGGGTCAAAAAATACATCCGCTCCTCAGACGACGACGAGGGTACGGTTCAGGTCCGCTATGAGGGCAGGGACCAGCCCATCATTGACGCCAATAAGCGGGCGCAGGTCGATACGCTGAACCAGCGCATGGGCGACATGGCGAAGGTCGCGTCGATCCCGGTCAGCGTCATGTACGAATGGCTGACCAAGTTCGGGGTCAACGCCTGGAACCCGGCGCATCAGGACGCGGTGATCCGGCTGCTGAACAGCTCCGATTACCGCTACCTGAAATGCCGCGACATCGTGATCTGAGGAGGCCGCATCAATGACGATCGCGACCTATTCCGAGCTGGTCACGGAAATGGGCGACTGGCTCAACCGCTCTGATCTTTCAGCGAAGATTCCGACCTTCATTCGACTGTTCGAGTCGAGAATGAACCGGCTTCTCCGCACGCCGGAGATGGAGCAGACCGCGACCATCACGACGCTTGCCGGAACCGAGGCGTATGCCCTTCCCACGTGGTTCAGGGAGGCGCGGCAGGTCTATATTGCCGCCGTTCCGCGCATCAACTTGACGCCGATGTCGCCGCAGTCGCTCAGAACCGAGTTCACGGGGCAAGAAAGCGCAAACTCGCAGGCCTATGCGCTCCTCGGCGAACAGATCGTTCTCGCTCCCGTTCCAACCGAATCCGATACGCTCACCATTGTCTATTATCGGACGCTCGCCGGCCTCGATAGCGGCAACGCCAGCAACTGGCTGCTCGACAACCACCCCGACGCCTATCTCTATGGCTCGCTCGCCGAGGCTTACGCCTATCTGAAGGACGAGGAATCGGCGGCGTCCTACAAATCTCTGAGCGACGAAGCCGTGGCCCAGATCCGCGACGACGCCAATCGGAAGCGGGTTCCCGGAGGCCCGCTCGCAACGCGGCCGGCAGTCATTGAATGAAGCTCGGCTCCTATGCGCCAGACCTCCCCGAGTTCGGTCACAAGGGGCTGGTCAAGGCGCGCAACGCTTATTCGGGCATCCTCGGATACGAACCGATCAAGGCCCTGTCGCCAATTTCCGCCGCATTGGGGCAGACGTGGAAGGGTGGCGGGGCGTTCACCGGCTCGGACGGCACGACGGCGCTGCTCGCGGGATCCAATGCGGGGCTTTACCGGCTGACCGCAACGACTTCGGCGAGCGTTTATTCCGGCACGTACACCGCCAATTGGTTCTTCGCGCAGTTCGGCGACAAGATCGTCTGCGTCAATGGCGGCGCGCCGCTCAAATACACCATCGCGGCAGGAACGGCAGCAGCATTGGGAGGCAGCCCGCCGACCTGCTCCTACTGCGCCATCGTTCGCGATTTTGTTTTCGTGGCCGGAAACAGCTCCAACCAGAACCGCGTCTATTGGTCGGCGATCGACAATGCCGAGGGGTGGACGGTCGGAACCAACCAGAGCGACGTTCAGGATCTGCCCGATGGCGGCGCGGTTACCGGCCTTGCCGGCGGCGAGTTCGGATTGGCGTTCCAGGATGAGGCGATCCACATTTTCGAGTATGCCGGCTCGCCGGCCATTTTCACGCGGCGCAAGGTGTCCAATTCCATCGGGGCCTTGTGTCACGGCTCGATTGCCCAGCACGGGCGACAGACGTTCTTCTACAGCCGCCGGGGCTTTTACAAGTTCGTTGACGGCGATGTCGTTCCGATCGGGCGCAACAAGGTCGATCGCACCTTTCGCACCACCTATTCGGTTTCGGAAATCACCAGCAACATCCGCTGCGCAATCGATCCGGAGCGGTCGCTGGTCATCTGGTCGATGCCTGACCGGCTGTGGGTTTACAATTTCGAGAACGACATGTGGTCCGACGTCCTCATTGTCGGGATCGTCGGCATTTCGACCGGGCGCACGGCCTCACTGACGCTTGAAGACATCGCCGTCACTTATCCTTCTATTGAGAACGTCACGCCGACATTCGACGATCCTTTCTGGCGCGGCGGCGATCCGATGCTGCTGGTCTCGTTCAATGACGGCAAGCTCTATTCGTTCGGCGCCGCGACCAACCTCGAGGCGTCGTTTCGCTTTCCGCAGCTGGAGCCCAATTCGGGCCGAGTTACACACGTCCGCAACAGCCGGATCATCGGCAATTGCACGGCGGCGCAGGTGTCGATCGATTGCCGCGCGAGAATGGGGGATTCGGCGCTCAACGTCATTTCTACCGACTTCCGGGGCAATGGCGAAGTTCCGATCCGCGCATCCGGACGGTTCGTGCAACCGGAAATCGTGCTGGCGGCGGGAAGCGATTGGTCGTCGGTCCAGGGGTTTGAACTGGAGGCCACAGCCGGGGGGAGGCTCTAGTGATCCCCTATTCATGGTCCTCAGTTCCCGATTGGCAGAGGATCGTCGCCAACGAAGTCAATCCAGCCCTCGCGAAGCTGGGGAACTTCACGTTTTCCGAGGCGCTCGGCGACGGCGCATCGGATGACACGGCTGCACTTCAGAAGGCGCTGAACACCGGGAACGTCGTGCTGCTGAAGGGCGGCGCCACCTACATCATCACGTCCGGTCTGGACCATGTGAACAATGCCGGGTTCGATTGCCTTGACGGGGTTGCGACGATCAAGGCGAGAACGGGCTCGGGGGGCTTCAATATTACCTCCGCAGCGGCCCCGAGGACTGCGCTCGACCGCAATATGCTGCGTTGCAACGGGACGGACGGGCTGTTCCTGCGCAACATCCACTTCACCACGGACGGAGCCAACGAAGTCTATCTGAACGGCATCCGTTTCGTCGGGGGAATGGGCGTCGAAGGTTACGATATCGACGGGATCAGCTTCTCGGGCTTCTTCAATGGGTCGTTGGTCTCCTTTAATTCGGTAGCCAGCGGCAAGCGGGCCAGGCTTGGGATTGTCTCGGCGGCCGATTGCGGGATCACACAAGGGTCTTCCCGGTTCACAGCCGGAGCTCAAACCACCGTCGTCGAGATCGACAACGACATCATTTCATCGACCCCTTCCGCTCCGGGGGTGGTGAGGATCGGTCACATCAAGGACATTCTCTACACGGGGACCGCTCTAACCGACTTCGGCCAGCAGACCGATGGGGTGAACATCATCTGCCAGGGGGCGCATTCCACGGCGGGTTGGGCGTTCGACATCGGTATCATCGACGGGGTTGGAGAGCCGCTCGACATCCAGGGATGGGGCAACTCGTTCAAGGTGGAGCGCATCAAGAACGCCTATAATTACGGCGTCAAGCTGATCCACGGCGCGCAATTCAACACATTCGACATCGGCAATATCGATGCTTCAGGCTTGTCTGCGGTCGGCCTGTTCGGATCGAGCTCGGCAATATGCGACCGCGACACGCTCGCCAACGTCATCAATGTGAGGTCGATAACCTACCCCGGAATTTACGGTCTTGGACCCGGCGCCGCAGCGGGCGATGTCGCCGCGGTCCTGTTTGGCAACACAACCTCGACCTACAAACCGAAGCAGAACGTCACCAACGTCGGATCGATCATCGGCGACGGCGTGAACATGGACTATCTGGTGAAGGACGGCGGCTCGTCCAATTCGCTCGCCAATTTCGTGAACATCTGGAAGGGTTCGGGCTACGCGGCGGGCCAAGCGTCAACGCCAGCGGGCAACGTCCATACCTACCTCGAAATGGTTCAGATTACCTCTTGATCGTCTCCTATTTGCCGGAGCCGGAACGCCATCCGCTCTGGAACGAAATCCAGCGACTGCTGCAACCCGCAATTCTCGACGATAGCAACGCGCTGGACAAGGGCGAGCTCGTTTGGATTGCCTATGAGGGACCGGTCCTGTTCGGGGCGGGAACGACGGTCGCTTACGATGACGGTGAGGTCCGAATCCTCGCGTGCGGCGGGTTCAAGCATCGCGAATGGGTTGAACAAGCGATTGCCACGGTGACGGCATGGGCGCGCCGCAGCGGCGGCCGAAAGATCACCATGCGGGGGCGGAAGGGTTGGGCGAGATATCTCGCGGGGTGGGCCGTCTCCGAAGCTGACGGGCAGACGATTTTCGAGAAGGACTTGGCCGAGTGAGCAAGCAAAAGTCATCGGAAAGCAAGAGCGTTTCCGGGAGCGCGCAGACGTGGGCGCAGCCCTATGCGCAGGCCGGGGTGAACAGCGTCCAAAGCGTGTTCAACGCCAACCAGCCCGGATTGCAAGACCTGACGAACCTGACCCGCGACAAGGTGGTCAATCCGCTGCTGGGCCAGTTTCAGACCTCGCAGGGCCCGGCCAACCAGGCGAGCGGCTATTACGGCGACGTTCTCTCCGGCAAATATCTGAGCGGCAACCCCTATCTCGGGAATGTCATCAACACCCTCAATCGCGGGGTGTCGGATAACGTCAATTCGCAGTTCGAGCAGAGCGGGCGTTACGGCTCCGGCGCGCATGCGGACGTGCTTTCGCGCAATCTTGCCGACGCGGACTCGAACCTGCTTTACCAGAATTACGGCGACGAGATGAACCGCATGGGCCAAGCGGCGCAGGGGGCACAGGCGGGACATACCGCCGACATCGCCTCGCTCATTTCGGCCATCGGGGCGGGGGCACAGATTCCCTACACCGGATCCAGCAACCTCGCCAATTCGTTGGGTGCTCTATTCAACGGCGGCACATCGAACAGCACCCAATATAGCCCGAACCCGATCTGGGGCGCTGTTGGCGCCGGGCTTGGCGCGGCTGGCAGCGTGTTCTCTGATCGCCGCCTCAAGACGAACATCACGAAAGTCGGCGAATTCCCGGACGGCCTCGGGATTTACGAGTTCGCCTACAGGTCCGATCCCAAGCAGATGTTCAAGGGCGTCATGGCCGATGAGGTCAAGCAGCTGCGTCCGCAGGCCTATATCGAGAACTATCGCGGCTCCGGCTACGATGGCGTGAATTACGGCGCGCTCTAATGGACGCATCGCTCGGCGGCCTCGCCAGCCTCCTTGCCACGATCCACAACCTCTATCCGCAAGCGCGCGTCACGTCGGGCTATCGGGGGCCGAACAACCCGTTGACGCTCCGCAATCCGGCTTCGCTTCACGCGCAGGGATCGCCCGAAGATCCTCGCGCCGTGGATGTGGCACCGATCCCCGGCATGACGTTCGATCAGTACTGGAAATCCATTCAGAACGCCGGCGTTCCAGTCGCCCAGCATTTCGACGAAGCCGCGCATCCCTTTCCGTGGACGACCGGCCCCAACTGGCACATTGCAACAGGAGCGCCGCAAGCGCGGCCTCAGGGTAACTGGGGACTGCGGCCAGATGGAACTCCAAAAGGGAACGGGTTTCTTGGAGTTCTGAAGCGTCCAGACGGAGGCGTTTCAACTGAAATATCTGTGGGCTTGCCGATTGATGGCCGTGAAATGGACGTTCCAACCCTCGTTCCGGGCTTGACGGGGCAGGAGCGGAATTGGCTTCTCAGCACGCCGGTCAATCGTGTCGCGAAAGAGCTCCCTGACAGCATTAGACAAAAGGCGGTCACAAACGCGATGGCTAGAATCGGTAACGGCCAAAGTCCGTTCTATGGAAATCAGGGGCCAAAGACCCTCGCGTCACTGGTCGCGTCTGATTACCAGATGCCGGTCAATATCGGCGCCGATCCCTCAGCCATGCAGGCGCCAGATCATCCGCCAGCTGCTCAGGCATTCTATCCGCCTGAGCAACAGCCAATGACGCTCGCGGACTTGGGCCAGTCCAAATTCCCCGTCGCCAACGGCGTCGATCCACTCGCGCCGCAGCAAAGGCGGAACCCCTTCAGCGTCGGCAACATTCTCGGTGTGCTCGGCGACAGCCTGATGGCCTATGGCGGGATGAAGCCGGAATTCGGCCCTGCGCTAGAACGGCAGCAGGAATATAAGATTCAGCAGGACTCAGAGGACCGCCGGACGCAGTTCAACAACAACTTGGAACTTCAGCGCCAAATCGCACTTGCAGGGTGGAAACAGGCGCATCCCGACACACCAGAACCAACCGAATTTGAAAAGCTATTGATGGCGCGCGGCTATCAAAAGGGCAGCCCCGAATACAACAAGGCGCTCGATAGCTATATCAACTATCGGCAAAGCCCAGACCAGTACACGAACGTTCCAGGATACGGGCTGGTCCGCATTCCGCGTAGCGCACCGGACGTCCCGACTGCTCCCGTCGGCAAGCTTACACCTCTCTAAGGGGACTAATTAGTGGCACAGAAGCTCGCCCGCGACGAAGCTGGGCATATCTGGGACGTTAGCGATCCGGCGAACCCGAAATTCGTGCAGCAGGGCGGCGGCCCGCAGGTCGTAATGCCCGCGCCACCCAAAGACCCGCAGTTCGTGCCGCAACATCCGGATCTCGTTTACACTCCCGGCCATGGGGTGACGCAGCTTCCAGGCGTTCCAGCGGCGCCGCCACCTGCACCGAACTTTGTTCCTGGGAAGCCGGGCTATGTTGTGACCGGCCCGCCCACAAAGCCGCAGGCCGTTCCTATCGCCGGATTGCCTCCGGCTGACGATGACGGCCCTGCCAAGAGGCAAAACGCCATCGAGGCGACGCGCAACCTTGTGCAGAGCATTCAGAAGGCGCGTGGCCTAGTTGACAACTGGAGCACGGGCGTCGGCGGCGCTGTCCTGGGCCATCTCCCGGCAACGGAGGCCTCGCAACTCGATACGATCATCAACCAGGAAATTCGAGGCAACATCTTCAAGAACTGGGTCGATACGCTGAAGGCCCAGACCGATCAGGGGACCACGGGCATCGGACGCATCATGCAGTCCGAAATCCCGCTCGTTACAGGCTCGCTCGGCGCGCTTGATCCCGTCAAGATGGGCAAGAAGGGGACGCTCGACAGCCTCGATCAGATCCAGGCCCGCGTCCTTCGCAGCGCGGCGATGCTGAACGGCGAGAACCCGGACGATCAGAAGGTTATCGACAAGTATCGTCAGCAGTTCATGCCCTCACAAGCACGCGAATTGACCCCGGAACAGAAGGCGCAGTTCTTCGATATTCTCCAGCAGCAGGGTGCGGATAAGGCCGACGAGTATCTGAGCCAGTTCGGCCAGCGCATGAAGGATAAGTCGCAGGCCAATAAGCCCTATTCTCACAACCTCGCCTTGACGGACGGTTCCTACGCCAACTCATATTTGAGTCAGGCGCTGTCAGGCGCGAATGAGGGAGTGGCTAGCGTCCTCGGCGCTCCCGTCGATCTGACGACCTCTGCGATCAATCTTATCCCCAAGGGCGTCAACGCCGTTGCGAACACAAATATTCCAGAAATCTCCGATCCGGTAGCTGGCGGCGAATGGTGGAAAAGGCGGCTCTCCGATGTTGGAAGCATTCTGCCTGCGTCCGACGACCCCGCAAAGCAGTTCACTCGCCGCGTCGGGCAGTCTGTCGGCGCCGCGGCCATCCCCGCAGGCGCAAGCGGCACGGCGGCTAAAACCCTCGCTGGGCTGGTTGGTGGTCTCGGCGGGGGCATCGGCGCGGCTACGGCGCAGCGGGTGGCTCCGGGCAACACCCTTGCTGAGCTGCTAGGCGAAGTTGCCGGTGGCGGCGTGACCGGGCTTGGCCTTGCCAAGGTGGCGCAGCGAGCAGCGCAGCGCGGCATTGAGGCCAATGTCCCGACCATCGCGGATCTCAAGGGCCAAGCGTCAGGGCTTTACAGGCAAGCCGAAACGCGGGGTGTAACGGCCACCCCGGCGCAAACGCGCCAACTCGCGGCGACGATCAAGCAAACCCTCACGGACGAGGGCCAGCTTGGCCCGGCTGGAAAAATCTCTGATGCGGACACGAATACCTCCAAGGCATTCAACCTGATCCAGCAATACGCTGGGCGGAAGATGCAGCCGAGCGAAATGAATACGGTTCGCAAGGTGCTGGCAGATAGCCGCAAAAGTTCCGATCCTGCCGATCAGCGCCTCGGGAGCATACTGCTCGACCAATTCGACACTTGGGCAAACCCGCTCGCGCCGGAGTTCGGACAGGCCCGCTCTGTTGCGGGCCGGTATCTCCAGGCACAGGATCTGGAGCGAGCTAGGGAACTGGCGGGCGCTCGTGCCAGTCAATTCACCGGCTCGGGCTTCGAGAACGCCCTCCGCACCGAATATCGGTCGCTCGACCGCAACAACATCAACGGCAATAACTACTTCAATCCAGACGTGGTTGACGCGATTGAGAAGGTGGCGCGCGGAACGCCCGTGAGCAACACCTTGCGCGGGCTTGGACGTCTCGCCCCCACAGGGCCCGTTTCCGGCATGGGAAGCATGGTTCCGGCGGGCGTTACGGCTCTCCTGACAAGCCCTGCGACGGGCGGGGCTGTTGGCGGCACGCTTGCTGGCGCAGGCATCCTCGGCAGGATTGGCGCAACCCGCATGGGGATCAACGCGGCCAATCAGGCTGAACTGATTGCGCGCAATGGTGGCGCTTTGCCACAAGCCGAATTGGTGCCCAAAACCCTCAGAGATCTGATCGCGATGGTCGCAGCCAGCGAAGTGCCGAAATATCAGGCTTCAAACAAGCGCTAGGCCGATGAGGATGGTGAGGAAAAACGCCATCCAAAGCCATTCACCGGGCGAAAAGGTTAATAGCCACTCTCGGCGATAACGGCGAGCGTCCCGAATACGCGAACGGGCGGCGGCTAAGCGGTCCACATCGCGAGAATAACCGATTTCCGTTGCAAACTAAAGGTTAAGATGCTCTATAGAACGGACCGGGAACGGCGCTCTAACACCGTCCCGGCCCTGACCACCCGATGTAGGAGCATCGCATGGCTAGACAGCGCGATATCATTGATATCGAAATGTGGCGAGACATCCCAGGTTT